AAATACTCTTTATTCACTTTTCTTAATTCAGAGGCACATCCCCCATCAAGTCCATGGGATTCATTTGGATGAGTTTTATCGTACTCTTCTCGTATGCGTTCTTCTAAATTAAACATTTCAGTAAATAATGTGACTGCTTCCTTTTCAAAATCCTTATTATCAAAGACCAGTCTTTTCATCATTTCCTTATGAACATCATTCATCGCCTTTTCCTCCAGTAATTCAGCTTTCTTTTTCTACATACTTCTGCTGTATTAGCGTGCCTTGCATTTTTCTCGTGGAACCAATCAATCTCATCTGCATCTGCAATCGTTTCTCCGTCATCAGATATCTGATATTCATATTCAACATCAATTCCTCTAAGAGTTGACATTTCGTAGTCTGTATAGAACTCTATATCCTCAGCACTGAAGGTGTATTCCGTTTCGGTTAACGGATGATTGTGAGTAACAAGGGAACCTTCCAAAATGACATTACCTAACACTTCGGGATGCACATGTCCAGATGTTCCAATGATTTCATAAACATTTCCATCTTTAGCTATTACTACAGCTCTCTCATGATCTAAGGTAACCAGACGTTTTTCATATGCTTTCAACACCTTTATTTTAGTATCTTTGTCTGTTACTGTCAATTTACCGCGTTTAATGACTTCCCCATCCTTGTATTTTTCTGTTTTATTATTTGCTGCAAGACTTCTTGGAATATTTCTTTTTTCAATCATCTCTCTAGCATAATTACGCTTCATATCCGGATGTGCTTTCAGGAAGTCTGCCTGACGTTTCTGCCATTCACTGACTTTCCTTGCTTCTCTGGTGTTGTCCACGCCACCAGCCTTATTTACAGCCTGCCTGCGCTTCCATTCACGGATCTTCCTCTCGTTATAACGCTGTTCCTGATCTAGCTCGTACTGCTTTGCGTTGGCTTCCTCATCATAGTGTTCAAAGGATAATTCACCATCGAAATTCGGAAAGAAGTTATGCCGACAATTCCACCCGCATAGTCCGGCACCGGTTCCGTATCCGGTAGCTTCATAAAAATTCTGCAGACCGTCAACTGGTGTTTTCCGCCAGAACAGCATCCCCTGCCATTTCGCATGTTCCGGTCTTGCTCCCATATGGGAAGTCGTTTCCACCAGATTGCAATCCATCTCATCCAGGTTCTGCTCCTGGCATCTGGCCGCGGTCTGATTGACACCTGTCCGCAATGCATTACGTATGGCACTATCAGCTCTTCTATGTGCACCGATTGGATAATCTATCCATCGGATCCCGTTCTTTCCTAAATCATTGACTGCTGTTTTCACTGCATCTGCGAAGGAAAACGCTCCGGAGGATACAGAAAGATATGCCTGATCCAAAGCGTGCTCAAATGCCATGTTAGCTGCAGATGCCATCGAATTGCAGATGTTACGTATTTCTGTATTCGTAGAGCGGATACCATTCAGAATAGCTTGTGTCAGATCTGGATGCGGAGGTTCCACACCTGCTGCTTTAGCCATATCATTATCTTTCTGCACAGACCGATAAGAGGAATCGTGTATGATCTCCTTCACTTTCGTATCTGTGATGTTCAGAACTTCCGATATCGCCTGTTCTATCTCGGACATCGAAACACCGAGCTCCTCCAGTTTATGCATCTGATATTCAGCTGTACTGGTCATCATGTAATCATTCTGTGAGATCCTTCTGGCAATGTCTTTCAGCATACGTGTTTCCAGTTCGTCGAAATACTCAGCGATCCCCTCCGGTACATCCCTCAGATATCTAGGATTGAGCATTATTCATCACCGGGAAAGTCGATACCCTGCGATTCTTCAGCAGCCAGTTCAGCTTTCGCCTGCTTTTCCGTCAGCCCCTGCCACTTCACCTTGTATTTCCATTTCGGCATCAGCCCCTCACGTACCTCCTGCATGTCCTGTAGACGTTCCTTCTCAGCATCGACCACGATACTGTCATCCCAATCAAATGATACGTCAAAGCTACCGTAAGGGCACAGATTATAGATACTGCAGTAGAAGTCTATCGCATCGATCAGATCTGTCAAGGCATCCTGTAGTGCCATCTGTGTGTCAGACACCAGAGTATAGGACCTCTGCTTACTGCTTTTGATCTCTTCTGCAGTCTTATCCACATTCTGCGGATCACTGATCGTACCATAAGCAAGACTGCAGTTAAACTCTATGAGCTTCAGCTGCGCATTGAAACCTTTGAACAATGGATCAGAACGTATGTCCGGACTGAAGGTATCCATCAACGGTTTATCTCTTGCCCCGGTATCGAATGTCAATGGGCGATAAAGTCTGTCTTTCCCATGTGGATACAGTTTCTTACTCTTATCGTTCGGGTCATCCTGCAGCATGCTTTCTCCGATATGGACAGCAGCTTCCTTTGCTTCATACTCCCAGCTGATCTGACTATAGCGTATGTCTGCTTCACGGATCAGATCGACTGCACGAGAATATACTGAGCATCCAAGTGGACTGTCTGTATCATCAGCGTTGGCCAATGGTACCTTAAAATAACCGAAGGGTACTTTCGCAACACCGGAGAATATCACTTCATATTCCAGCCGCGACCATTCCTGAACACTTTGAACCGGTATCTCCGTCCCAAGCGTTGCATCAGTCGTACTACGGTATGCGTGATTCGTGATACGCAGCTTGTCACCTTTCAATTCATGATCTTCCAGCCTGGTGAAAATCGACTGGCCTTTCCGCATCTGTTCTGCGAACACGCACCTTATGATATTTCCCGAATCGTCAAACGATACCGGAAAGAATGCGTCAGCCTGGATAAATTGGATACTGATCCCCTGTTCCGTCACATACGGCTTGAATACCAGTCCGCCCTTTGCACATCCGTATTCAACGTACCTCCGGATGTCCTTCAGCATCTTTGCATAGGGCTTCTGTAGATACTCCGCTCTAGGACTTCCGGATATCTCTGATTTCAGTTCCAGAGTGACTAGCCTAGCAATCTCGGAAGCGATGGCTGCGGACAGGTTGCAGCTCTTCACATTTCTATTCAACCAGAAGGCTTTGTTTTGGAACATCTTAGACCAAAGCTCTATCTGTGTAGCCATCTTCATAGTTAGAGCCATATCTACCTGCGTTTCTGAAGTCTTGTTCAGTTCTTTTGCAATAAGGCTCATCATCCTTGTGAAATTCATTCCATCACCTCCTACTCATACCGGATGAATTTCTTGATATACCGTTCGATCGTATATTCAAATGCATCCAGGGTATCTATATCGCTGGTCCCATCATCCAGCCGCTCATCCACTGTGATCTCCTTAGGATTCCAGATAGCGGTGCACAATGCAGATACCAGTGTGTCACACATCTCTGGCATATAAGAAAAGCGCATCTGCGCCATCATCCTATTGGTGAGGCGGATACGCTCCGTTATTACTTCTTTCAATGCGTCGTCGATACGCAGCCAGCCGAGTCCGTTCTTTCTAGCTGCACTTTTCAGTCCATTGATCAATGTCTGTTCTGCGCTGTCACAATAGACATGTGTGATATTACCATACATGTTCAGTACCTTCAGGCAGAAGTCAATGAATAGCTGCCCCAGCTTGTCCGGATCGATATCTTTCTTGCTGCAATCATGCCATTCCGAAGCCAGTGGAATGATCTCCTGGTATCCTCTGGTGATGCCGGTCGCAACGAACGCATGACCGGAACCGTTGCCTCCGAAGTCTACGCCGATGATGATCTCCATGAGGTTCTTCGGTTTTTCCTTACGCTTGAACCTGTTTTCACCTGTTTCAGCTTCAGATTGTACGGCATCAGCGAATGCACGGTAGATAAGCCCCTCCGCAATCATACGCTTTCCAAGGATATCACGTTGGTACCAGATGCTGTTCTTATCATACTGTGCCATGATCTCCTGAAAACGTTCTTCTGTTACAGTTACGTTGTCGAATATCGTGAAGTGCTGATAGTTGTAGCCACCGATCAGCGTCCCTTCTTCATCCTGTTTCGCATATTTGTCGATGTAGTCTGTGTAGATCTTAGCCTTTGGGTTGTCTGGATTGAGGTCCCAGAATATCTTACGCTTGTCAGCAGCCAGCTGCCGGTTGAATGCCTCACGGATCGTATTCTCGTGATGCAGGTTGATCTCAGTTGCGATCCACATGCCATATGAGTTTCCACGTATCTTCTTGAAGCTGTCTGCCTTGGCCGCACCTGCAAAGATGACGATACGTTGTCTATATCCTGTTGCGGGTCCTTTGATATACAGACAGTCATTGTCCTTGTATTTCCCCCAGTGCGATTGTCCGCGGAAGATGTATTCCAAGCCGAAGCCATTGGCGTCACCGATATTCAGTTTCGCGTTGGCTACTGTAGAACCAGTGGCCAGATGGATGCGGTCTTTCGTGAAGCGCAGTTCATGAGCGAACGCATATACGTTATCGACAGTCTTACCGGCACGTACAGCACCTTCAGCTACATTGATCGTACACTGAGCACACTTCCGGATGTAGTCGATATGCTTTTGGCCGAATCTATACCGTATCGTTTTTTTCTTTGTTATCTTCGCCATAGATCATATCGTCCGTTTCTTCCAGGTCTTCAATCTCAGCGTTATTACCCGTAAGCTTATCCGTCTGTGCCTGTATCTGTGCAAGCTGTGCTTTCTGAATCTCACTGGCAGTGTCCCAGTTCTTATGCAGCAGCTCGTCGTATTCCTTGATCATCGACATCAGTGTCTTCATAGACCTGCTTAGAGCACTCATGTTGCCTGCCTGTTTGTCCCAAGCTTGCTGGATTTCATACCCTTCTCCCTTTTCGCCGGAGAACGTCGTTTCTTCTGTCTTATCGTCCTTGTCTTTCACATAAAGGATCTGCTGGGAGTGGATAATATTTGCGTACTGCAGCTGAATGTTATGCCACAGGATATCGAGAGGATTCTCCGGTATCTCTCCAATGATCTCATTGATTTCTTCAGGCAGCCACTTTGAAAAAAGCCCGTGCTTACGGGCATGTTGATTTCTGGGTGGTCCAGTGGCATTCTTATTGCCTGGCTGGCCTCCTCGTTTTTTCCGAACGTTCGCATCCTTTTTATCCGAACGCTCGCTATCCCATTTGTGAGTGGACTTCCAACGCCGAACAGTCCCTTCTGGCAGATCCAGCTGCTTCGCTATATCGATCAATTTCATACCGTCAAGATACATCTGCTTGGCTGGTTCAATACGCTCATCCGGTTTCTTCGGCATCTTATCACACTCCTTTCTAGGTAAAAGAAAAGCACCTCATTGGGTGCTCCCTAAATATAGCCAAGCTCAAATATTTAGTTTCTTCATTAACGCATTTTGCAGTACGTTTGAAAAGTTAACGTTTTTTTCCTCAGCCAATTCATTAAGCCAAGCTGGAATCGTAACATTTTTCCTTATCGCTTTTTTGTTATAACGCTTATTGAATTCAATGGAATCAAATTCAATCATCATAACAAACATTCCGTTTGCACAGTCGATCGTAGATGGATCACTCATCTCAGGAATTTCTTCTTTGTTTTCTTTTCTCACATCCAAACAAAGACCTAAACACTCCTTAGCCATCTCAATCGCCTGCTCTAATGTGTCTCCACACGTAATGGCTTCTGGCAAATCTGGAAACGTAACATTGTAGCGACTATCTTCTTTTTCAAACAAAGCTGGATAAATCACCTTCATAATCATTTCCTCCTTTAATTTTATTTCTTTCGGTATATTCTTATTTCAGGTCAGGGGCT